TTACTTTATCTCTATTTTGTTCATTTAAAATGTTGAATATACTCCATCTTTGAAAATCATCTGGTATAGGATTATCTTTTATCCAAGAATTATTTACATACTTATAGAAATCATCGGATGGTAATGTTTCATTACATAAACTAAGATTTAGGGACATTAAATATATAAAAAATTAAAAGTTTAAATTAAAATCATTTTCAAAATAAAATATTATATTTTTTTATCAATTCTAAATTTTCTGAAGTTGTCTCTGATAAAGTCCAATATAATACCGTTCCTGCGTAGGTGTTAGCTCTTGTATTCTCTTTTATTGAAGAAACTGGAACTAACTCATTTTCTAAATCTTTGGAATATTCAATTTTGTTGTTATAAATATTCCCGATTTTTAATCCTGCATTATTTCTATCAATTACAAATACTTTTTCAGGTTCTCCATACATAGAAGGTCTGTATTGATAGTTTTCACAGAATCTTTTTTTCCATCTAATAAGTTTATATTTTATTAAGATAGGATTTGTATCTAAATCTTCTAAAAAAATTTTTCTTTTATTCAAAATAAATTTATAAAAGCTTTTACTAGTTAAAATTAAATTTTTATTTTCAGAATATTCTAAAATATTCATTAAGATTTCATTTGGTATATTATACCCCATTATAAGTTAAGTAGATATATTTTATAAATGATTTATTGCATTTATCTAATTTTGAAAGATAATTAACGTTAGAGGGTTGAAAATATAAGTAAAATAAAAATTAATTTAAAGATTAAAATTTTTTAAAATATCACAATATTAATTATATGTGTTGAACTAGCAGCAAAATTTGTTCCTGATTTATTTGTAAAATCTATTTTACAAGAGCCATTAGTAATAGTGTGAGGTATTACATAAGCCATAGATCCAGATGATGCAAAAACTATAGAATGATTTTTAATAAAACTATTATTTAATTGTAAGGTAAAAGTACCACCATCAATAAGTTGTCCGTGTAATGTTAAAGTATGATTTATTGTTCTGTTATTATTTGTGAAATATTGATTACTGGAAGAAGCAGATGTTGGTTTAGTAATGTCAGAATCTAAAATATTTATTTCAGACGCGGAAGCAGTCACAACTGTACCATCAAGAGTTATAGCTGTTGCTGCTAATGTAGTTGGTACAAGAACTCTACCCGAACCATCAGGAGTAATATGTATATCTCCATTAGTATTTGTTGATGATATTATATTTTCATCCATTTTTAAATTATCAACTCTTAAATCGGTACAAACATTATGTATCCCAATAGCCACACCATTTATTGTTCCAGAACTAATATCTACTATTGGTAAAGTAGATTTCCCAGTAACATCTAATGTTGAATGTAATATAGTTGCACCAGATACATCTAATTTAGAATTAGATAAATCAGTACCAGAAATATCAGTCATACCTAATATAGTTGGTCCAGTTACAGCTAATGTTGAATCTAATGTAACTGCTTCATGTACATTTAATGTACCTTTAAGAGTTGTCATTGCTCCAGCTGATGCAATATTAACTACACCACTATTAGAAGCTAATGTTGTTGCACCTGTTGAGTCAAATGTATTTACACTAGTATCACCAATTACATCTAATCTTGAATGCAAGGTAGTTACACCAGATACATCTAATCTTACAACTCCTGTACCTCCAGATAAATCTATTGCACCTGACATATCAATACCACCATTAAAGGTAGATAAACCAGTTACATTTAGAGGACCATCTAATGTAACTGGTTCTAATACATTTAATGAGCCTTTAACAGTTGTCATAACTCCAGTCGATGCAATATTAACTGTACCACCATTGGTGGCTAATGATGTTATACCAATTGAATTAAATGTATTTACACTAGTATCACCAATTACATCTAATCTTGAATGTAAGGTAGTTGCACCAGATACATCTAATGTGACATTTCCTAAACCGCCAGATAAATCTATAGCACCTGACATATCAACACCATCATTAAAGGTAGATAAACCAGCTACTGTTAAAATATTATTTAATCTAACTGCTTCATTTACATTTAATGTACCTTCAACAGTTGTACTTGCACCAGAGGATGCAATATTTACATTACCATTAGTAGTTGCTAATGATGTTGCACCTGTTGAATCAAATGTAGTTACACTAGTGTCTCCAGTTACATCCAAAGCTGAATGTAAGGTAGTTATACCAGATACATCTAAATTATTGCTTACATCTAAATTGCCGCTAATATCCATATCAGTATCGTTTATAGTTACATTTTGATAATTGTAATTTATAGTTTCAACTTCTAGTAAAGGAGTTTTAACTTTATTAGTTGCAATAATTACTTGAGCAGATAAATCAGTAAAAGAAGCTAAATTTGGTTTATCATAACCAATTATTGTATCATTAATTTTACCGCCAAAGCCTGATAAGTCTACTATTCCATGAATATTAATTGTACCAGAAACATCCATATCCTCCACTACTGACAATTTTTTTTTAATTTTAGAATCTCCTCCAACAATTAAATCGGTTGTAAATAAACCATTAGAAGTAGGTCTTAACAAATTATATACATTTCTTTCAGTATAATCTTTTTTAAAGTATTCTTTTTTGTAGTAAGCATTTTTTAAAATAAAAAAGTTACTCATATTAAATAATAATAGATTAGAATTTTTTTTAGACCACTAGATCATGATTTAAATTTCCATCATCAACCATAATTGTCCTTTTAATTTTATCTAAATTCTTTGAATAAATACTGTCATAAATTTCTTCTTCAATTGTATTTTGAGTTAAAATTCTTATTACTTTAATAATATTTTTCTGACCCAATCTACATGCCCTTCCAATTGCTTGAGATTCAATTGCTTTTACTTCTTCATGTTTAGAATTTATTGGTTCTACAAATATAATATGAGTAGCTTCGGTTAAATTTGTACCAGATGCAGAATTTGATAAAGATAACATAATAACCTTATTATCTTCACCCGATGAATCTTTACCTAGTTTAAATTTGCTAATAGCAGAATTTCTAGACCAAACATTTCCTTTGACAAAACTATTAGCTACACCATTATCAGATAAAGTTTTACCAATAAGATTTAACATTCTATCCCATTGAGAAAATATAATTATTCTATTATCTTCATTAGCAACTAATGTTCTAACTATAGAAACTAATTTACCAAGTTTTGAACCATATTTTTTAATCAATGGATTTTCATTTTCATCATTCTCTTCTTCCATTTTATTTGAATCTACAAGATAAATGTCTTTTCCAGTAAGGTCACTCTTACACATAGGACATTGCTTTTTAACTTGTAAACACATATCAAGGCAATCTTTACAAAATATATGTCCACAAGGAGTTAAACTTGGTTTTGATATTTCATCAAAACAAATAGAACAATTTTGTTCCAAGTCTAATTCTTCTTTTTTATTCATTTTATCAAGCATTTGAAGCATATAATTTGATTCTGAAATTTTATTTTGAAAATTTTTCTTTAACATAGCATATGCTTGATTAGTTGAATCAAGATTTTCTAATTTATGTTGATATACCTTAACGTTATTCTTGTGATACTCAATTAATTTATCTTGCATTTGGGACAAATCAACTTCTGTATTACCAAAGTATTTGCTAGTTGTATCAGATATTAAAATATGACAACATAATTGTTGTAAAGTTATATCTGAAACATAACTAGATTTTTTAGAGTTATAAAGATTTTTTTCCAAATCAGTAAGTCTAACCCATATTACTTCTTCCTCATAACCTGGAATTTGAATTTGATTTTGAACATCGGATTTCCTATGTCTGATCATAACATTAGATAAAATAGAATCAGTAATATATTTTTTATTTATAAAATCTAAATTTCTAAGACTACTTCCGCTATTTGCATCTTTTATTTTTAAATCGATAAAATCAAATGATTTTTGTAATCCTTGATAATTTACAAATGGAGTACCAGATACAAACCACTTATAGTCAGAGTCTATTTCAGATAACCATTCAGACATGTACCTAGACATACTTGAGTTACCAATTTGAAGACCTAAAATCTCATGTCCTTCATCAACAATTAATCTATGAAAATAAAAGTGTTCAAGGTTTGGACCTTCTCTTGACATGATTTCAGAATTATTATCTCGCCATTCTTTTAATAAATTTTTTAGATGTGATATTCTAGATGAAGGTACAAAACTAGAAGGTGTACAATTATGATAATTTACTTGTGGATAGTATTTAAAATTCATTAAAAATTGATGTGTAACAATAATTATATCTGATTTTTTTACTTGATCATAAGTTAATTTAACATGATTATTTTTAGTTAAAAGTTTAATAATATTAGCTTTTGGAAATATTTTCTTTACTTCAGTTTCCCATTGTTTTGATAAATGAGACGGACAAACAATTAAAGTTGCTTTACTAAATATTAAATTTGATTTGTACATGTCGGTATAAGTTGATGGATTTAATGCTACAACTGCTAAAGATGTAATCGTTTTACCCAAACCCATTTCATCTGCTAATATACCTCCTTTTGATTTTAAAATTAATGTTGAATTTAGATTTTTATCTTGTGATAATCCAACTAAAGGATTATAATTAATCTCAGTTTCTCCAAAGGAAATTTTATAATTATAATTAGTTGTTAGCTCAATTTCATTTTTTTCAATTGCTAACATTTTTGCAACAGATTTTTTTTGATAATTAAATAGTTCTACTTTAAAATTAGATGGTTGTTCAATAGGTTCTACAAATGGCAAGTAACTTGTATCTCTTATTTTAGGATATTGATCATATCCACCATATTTTCGCAAATTATTATAAAAATCTGATAGGAAAACTTTGAAAGCTACTGAATTATCTTTATAATCATTAACATATGAATCATCTATGGTAACGAATATAACTATTTTTTTTCTATTATCATTCCCACCATATCCATAGTTGTAAGTTTCATATGGAGCTAAACAAGCTTTATAATTCCATAATTGAGAACCATATAATACTTCAGATAAAATTAGCATTTCTTTAGAATCTCTAGCTGTTTTTTCATGAATTCTTTTTTGTTCATCCACAAATTTAAATGTTAACAAACCTCTGTCATAAGATACACCCATCATAGATATTTGTGGGTATTCATCAGAGTACTTTGTTTCATTATGATAACCTTCGGAAAATTGAATTTCGTGCATTGAATAAGGTAATATTAAGAAATGAAACTAAACATCAATTTTTTTGCCAATAAATAATATTCGAAAAAAAATTAATTTATATATGGTTATTTATTTTAACACCTAATTTTATCTACAATTTCTTCATAATTTAAAGAATTTTCTTTTTTATCCAGATACTTTTTTTTCCAAGAAGATGCCATTCTTTCTAACATTTTTGTTGTAGTAATTAACCCAACACATGCATCAGTAATACTTTTACCATATTCCAATGAATCTAAATCAGAAAGTTTTTGATTACCTTCTTTTAAATTTGATTCTATCATAACTCCTGCAATTACAGTTTCACCATTGTCAAATTGTGACATGACAGCATCAATTACTATTGGTTGATTTGTATGAACTTTTCCTGAATTTCCATGAGAGCAATCAATTATTACTTTGTTTGTAATTTTATTACTCATTAATTTTTTTAAATGCATAATCGATACATGATCAAAATTTGGTCCTGTTTTTCCTCCTCTTAAAATGATATGAGTATTTTGATTTCCTTTTGTTGAAACAATAGACGCTTTACCACTTTCATCTATTCCCAAAAAACAATGTTTAAATTGTGAACTTACTACTGCATCTACAGCTATATCTAAACTACCTCCAGTTCCATTTTTGAATCCAATTGGCATAGATAAACCAGATGCTAATTGTCTATGTAATTGAGATTCAGTTGTTCTTGCACCAATAGCACCCCAAGTAACTAAATCAGCATAATATTGTGGTGTGAATACATCTAGAAATTCACATGCTACTGGAATATCCATTTCATTAATATCAACTAAAAGTTTTCTTCCAATTTTTAGTCCGTCATTTATTTTATATGAATCATTTAAGTAAGGATCGTTTATTAAACCTTTCCAACCAATAGTAGTTCTTGGTTTTTCAAAATAAACTCTCATAATAATAAATAACTGTTCTTTATATTTTTCTTGTACAATTTTTAGATATTTAGCATAATCTAATGCTGCTTTAGGATCATGAATACTGCAAGGTCCAACGATTGCAATAATTCTATTATCCTTTCCTGATAAAATATTTGAAGTTATTTCTCTCCATTCAATAATTTTTTTTGTTAAATTACTATCTACTGGAATATCATTCTTTATTGAACTGGGGGGATAGATACTCTCTATAGATTCTATATTAAGATTATAGGTTGACATTATTTTTATAATATTCCTTTTTTTAAACCAAAATTTATAATCCTCTTATGTAGAATATGCTAAACCGGCCATACCAGATTTAACCAATAGATAGTTATAATTAATTGCATAAACTGTAACAGTTTTATTACTATCATCTAATAAATCATAATCATTACTTGAAATCCATTTTTTATGCTCTTTTCTTGATTTCTCATTAATTGTAAATTGTAATTGAGCATTATCTATTCTAGAAAAGTTTATTGAACCCATTGGAGTATCTGATTTAGGTTTACTACTAAAAGAATATAAGTAAACGTTATGTTCCATTTTATTTCTATAGTTTTCATAATTTTGTAAATAATAATAATATTTATAGTCTTTCCATTCTACACGTGGATATCCATTTATCATAATTCTTGCTTCACCTAAGGTATGATTTTTATTAGATTCATTATATTCTTCAAAAGTTCCATTATTAGTTGTTACATGATGGTCATAGACAACCTTTGGCATAAATTCTCCCTTATTAGAAAAATTATATGGATCTGGTAAATTTTTAATATGTCTATTAGAGAAATAAAAAAATAATTCTTTTACTGGATGATTTAAGACTGATAAATCTACATTTTTTCCTTGAGATACTGAGCAAGTTATTTTCTGAGTTTGTGTAATTAATATTTTATGTTCTTGTTGAGCTATTCTTTTTCTATCTTCAGAAGCTAAATAAATAAAATTACAATCTAATCTTACACCTTCTAATGGTTGTTGATTCATTTTATTATTTTCTTGAATATAAACAAATCCATTTTTACTATCGGAATCAGTTTTTTTTTCTAAAACTTGATAACATGAATCCCAATCTCTAATTTTAACTTCAATTTCAACATCATGATATTGCATTGCGATTAATGGTAATGCTTTAGTTAAATTATTACAAAACCAAAATTTTAATGGAACATATACATATGCTGATTCAATTGGAAATTCCTGACTATTATTTGGTTTAGTTAAACTTTCATCACAACCTATCATGCATAGTTTATTCCAATCATCATCATACAAGTCAGTGTAAATTTGATTGAAATCTCCAGATTGTTCATCTATTAATTGTCCACCAATATATAATTTTACGTTTTCAATTAATACATTACCAATGTAATTTACCCATCTTACATAGTAATCACTGGAATTTGTTTGTAAATAATCTCTTGAAATAGTAGGTAATTTTGCTACAAAATAAACACTACTTAACATATCTCCTTTTCTTTCAATTTTAAATTTAGTAGTAGTACCCCAATTAGAACTACCTAATGGTTGCATGCTACTTGTTGATTTAACAAAATTATTAATCTTAACATCTTTTTCTTGGAAAACACTGTCTTTAGTATCGTTAGATAAAAAGTTGGTTTCTTGTGCTCCAATTGCTACTAGTTGTGTTAAAGCACCTGTTGACATTTATATAATTAAATTAGAAATAATTTATATGATTTTATTTATAAATTAATTATTATACATTAATCCGCCCATACCAGACTTAATTACTAAATAATTGTAATTAATTGCATTAATTGTTATGTTTAAATTATTATCATTTAACTCTTGGTAATCAGAAGGATTCATAAATTTTTTTAATAAATTTATTGAATTTTCATTAATTTTTACTTGTAACTGAGCATTATCTATTCTTGAAAAATTTAATGATCCCAGTGGTGTTTCTGAATGAGGATTTCCACTAAATGAATATTTATAAACATGATTATCAATACATCTTTTATAAAATTCATTATTTTGAACATAAGAGTAATATTTATAATCTTTCCATTCCACTCTTTGATGTCCATTTATCAATATTCTAGCTTCACCTAAAAGATGTCTATATTTTAATGGTAAAAAATCTTTTAAAACACCTTTACCATTATTCCAACCATAATTCCTGTTAGGAAAAACATTGCTTGTATCTAAGTGATAATCTGCAGTATTATTAAATAAAAATTCACTATTTGCACTGTAATTTAAAGGCTCTGGTAAATTTTTTATATAATTTAAAGATAAGTAAAAATATAAATCTTTAACTGGATGATTAAAATCTAATTCTATTGACTTATTAGATAAATTACATTTTATTTCTTGGTTTTGAGTAATTAATATTTTATGTTCAGATTGTGATATTCTTTTTCTATCATTTGAATCTAAATAAACGTAAGTACAATCTAATCTTACTCCTTCTAATGGTAATTG